GTGAAGGGACATCCCCGACCTGCTCTGGCTCGTGAGCCGGAGAAAATCACTCTACTGGATGCCTATCGGGCAGTAGAGGGCGACAAGCCCCTGCTCCATCAGGACGTCCACACCAACCCCGCTTGTGGCGTGGGCGTAAATATCCAACTGGTGCTGCGGGATTTTTACTTGGACATTCAAAAAACAGCGGAACAAAGAATGCAAGAGATCACGCTGAAAGATGTGCTGGAACAATATCGCATGAAGTTAGAAGGGATGCTCTTGCAGCGTTTATGACAGATTGATTTTCAGAAACGCTTCCATTTGGGACAAAAATTCTTCTGAACGGGAAATACAGAACCTCCTTGCCGGACTATACTGGAAACCAGAAAGACCGACACCCCGTATGGGTGTCCTATTTTCCGGCAAAGGAGGTTTCAAAAAATGCAGGAAAAGTACAATGTCACAGGCATGACTTGTGCGGCCTGCCAGGCTAGGGTACAAAAAAGCGTATCCAACCTGACCGGCGTGCAAGAGTGCAATGTCAATCTGTTAAAAAACAGTATGGTGGTGACTTACGACGACAAAAATGTAAACAGTGGGCAGATTATCGCCGCTGTAGAAAAGGCGGGCTATGGCGCATCCATACAGCAGGTCAAGGGAAAATCAGCTGCACAGGCTGTCTCCCCGGTGGACACGGCGAAAAAGGAATACGAAACGATGAAGCGCCGGGTCATTTGGTCCTTCGTATTCACCATTCCACTGTTCTACATTTCCATGGGGCACATGATGGGCTGGCCGCTGCCGGGCTTCTTTCTGGGGACGGAAAACTCCATGATCTACGCCCTGACCTTGTTTCTGCTGGCTCTGCCCGTGGCCATCATCAACAACAAGTATTACCGCATGGGGTTTAAGACCCTGTTTCACGGCTCACCCAACATGGACTCTCTGATCGCCCTGGGCTCCGGGGCCTCTCTGGCTTATGGAGTATATGCCCTTTATAAGATTGCCTGGGGCTTTGGTTATGGAGATCTGGCAATGGTGAACCAGTTCACCCATGACCTCTATTTTGAGGGAGCAGGCACCATCCTTACCCTCATTACTCTGGGCAAGTTCTTTGAGGCGCGGGCCAAGGGCCGCACCTCTGACGCCATCAATAAGCTGATGAACCTGGCCCCCAAGAAGGCCACGGTGGTTCGGAACGGTGTGGAAACTGTCATTCCCGCCGAAGAGGTGGAGAAAGGCGACATTCTGATCGTCAAGGCCGGAGAGAGCGTCCCTGTGGACGGCGTGCTGCTTGAGGGCAGCGGCTCGGTGGATGAGAGCGCCATTACTGGCGAGAGCATTCCCGTGGACAAGCAGGCTGGAGATAAGGTCATCGGTGCCACCATTGCCGATATTGCCGCTCAGGTAGGGTATGAGACCCAAGGGAAGTTCTCTAAGGCATTCAAGGATGTGACGCAGGTTTTACCGACAGAATATCGGAAAATGCAATATTAAAAATAATTTCAGAGTGGTTGTGTATTGCGACCACTCTTTCTATATTAGGGTGGTCTGGCATACGCATAAAAATGGGACTGCCAGTAACTGGTGTTCAAATTGGTGTAGAAGATCGGGTCTCCGCAGTGCAGCATCATATTGTCGCCCACATAATGCGGCACATCTCCGGCCACAGGTAGTGTTCCTCCGCAAAGCCCCGCCGCTTTCCGGCAGTGGAGAAGAGCTGGCAGGGAAAGCCGCCGGAAATGATGGTGACTGTTTCAAGTCCTGTCTTCTCAAAAAATGCCTCCTTCGTAAAAGTGTTTGGAACAAATGCGCAGCCTGCATCGGCACGATGCAAAACAAATGGGGTTTGGGCACAGCCCAACAAGCATTTTGCAAGGCAAAATAGCATTTGTATAGACGAATGCCCTGCTTGCGTAAGCTGTGTTCCTTATACGGCGCGGTCTTTCGTTTTGTTTGCAGATTTAGACGAACCGCAACGATTCAAGAACCGTATAGTTTTGCCAAGGAAAGTTGGTCGCAAAGAAAAAGACTTTGTGCTATACCGGCCTTCTCTGGGCGGGTGCGTTTGGATGCCTGATGGCAGCTCTGAACTTTCGGGATTCCAAAAACGACGGCGGCTAAAGCACACGGCATCGTAGTGCACGGTCAATGCGGAAATGCGAGGCTACACCCGATTTTCCATATCTCCATGTTCAGGAATCCATTCGGCAGAGTGCGATCCAGTTGTTCAGTGAGGCATTTTCGGCTTGAAAATTGGACGGAACAGCACTAATTAGACCAGATAAAATCTTTGGCATTGTGGTCAAAATTGTGGTCAAAACCAAATGAGGTCAGCCTATAAACAAAAAAATTCCCAGCCGAACAGTTGTTCGACTGGGAATCATCTGGTCCACCTGACACATTCTCACTCGAACAATTTTTCCCTTTACGCCACCCCCAATTCTTTCTACATACTTCTTTCAAATCTTACTTTTTCTCGTACATAGTATCTGCTGCATTATACAGCATCTCCAAAAACTGTCCCGCCGTTGGCCGATGATCCAGCGGGTATCCCGCCAACACCTGCACTTTCTCCGGGTCAGTTTTCCACGCCAGCTTTGCCGTCCTGCGAACAGCGCTCTCCACAGCCCTCCAAGCATGACCAGAAGCTTCCGCCACAGGCAGATAAACTTCCTTCTGCAAGGCTCGCAACCGGTCAGGCCTGGTGCAAATCAGCGTCATACACTGCCGGAGAGTATAATAATCATTCTTTGTGCGAATGATACCCAGAGGGCGCAGCAAGTGGTCAAATTGTGTATCAGTCATTCTAACACATCCTTTCACCCATCATGCTACGCCTTTTGTCGAAAGAAGTCGAAAACACAAACTCAGCCCCGAGGAACCATCAGGCTCCCCGGGGCTGGTGCTATGTACTCTTACTTGATCTTCCCCTGCATCTGATCCAGCAGTTCATCGGCGTGGATGGCCTCAGGGGTGAAGGAGTTGTTCTCCCACCATGCCCAGATGGCGGCAGCGGTGGTCAGGCCAGCCGTCACCCACTGCTCCACGCTGGCGCTGTCGATGGGCAGCACCGGCTTGCCTGCTGCACTCAGCAGCTGATTGACGAGGGCCAGTGCCAGCACAACAGTGCGGGCGATGGTCGCGGCGGGGATGGCGGGGGTGTTGTTCTCAGTGATGTGTGCGTTCATAATGTCAGTTCCTTTCTTCAGTCGTGGATGGGTAAAGCGCAGACTCTCTTGTACAATTCCGTGCCGGTGCCGTTGCCGCCCATCACATGATAGGTCTTGTAGAGGTAATTCAGGTTGCGCAGGCCGTCGCGGGTGATGTACCCCAGCTCCATAAAACGGTAGCACTCGGTATAGATGCGGTCGTGCAGCAGGGCCAGCACCGCGTCCCACAGGGCCTTGATCTTGGGGATGGCGGCAAGGATCGCGCCGCCGATCAGAGCACAGAGCCACCCGGCCCAATACTCCGTGATAAACTGCCACATCGGTCTCACCCCTCCTCGTCATCTTCCCACGCCTGCTGGATGCGCTGTCCGTTGTGACACACCGCGTCCAGAACGGCATCTGCTTGGATATTGGATGCCAGCAGGGCCTTGTCTTGGGTATTCATGTTGTAGTACCCCGTGAACACCTCACCGTCTGCCAGAGGCGCTGCTACGGTGATGCGGTCGATCTTGTGCTCTTCCAGTGTAGCTAGAACCTCCGAGAGCCAGGGTGCGTATGGTGCATCTGAAATCAGACAACTTGCCATCTGTCTCACACCTCCATTACCGGAATACCGTATTCCTCGGCGCACTGCCGCTCAATGCGGCAGCCGCGTGCGTACTCCCAGCCCGGGGCGAAAACCGCCACGTCAGCCTTAGCCAGAAACTCGATGCTGCGTGCCAGATAATCCAGCGGCTTCGCATCGGGGCCAAAGTCCTCAAAGAACGTTTCCAGAGGAACCGCATCGTCACCAAACACGGCCTTTGCCTTCCCGATCACTGCGGCACGCTCCTGCAGCACCTGCTCGTCCGATAGGCCGTTCATAGGCTGGCTGATAAAAAGCTTCTTGCTCATCACTTATGCTCCTCTCACTTTCGTCAGCCCGGCCCGCTGGATGATGCCCGCGTAGTCCTTGTAGGCGTGGCTCAAATCCACGGGGCCGGAGATGCCGGGCACGGTGCCCTCTGCGGTGTACTGCCACATGCCGTGGCGGCGGGCGGGGCGCTTGCCGCGGTAATCGGCCAGCCAGAGGTCATACGGGGCCAGCGGCTGGGCGGCCAGGGCGGTATCGGCAAAGTTCGTGTAAGTATAGACCATGGCGTACAGGTTCCATGTCTCGATTCGGTCGGCGGCCCGTGCCACCAGGGCCGAAAGCTTTGCGGGGGCCAGGGAGCGCAGGCGGGGGTCCTCCACGTCGATGGCAAGGGGCAGCTGGAACGTTTTGCCCCGGAGAGCTGTTTTGAGGGCGGCCAGTTCCTCCTCCGTCTGCCGCTGCGTGACCGCACAAGTGTAGTAATAGCCGCCCACGGGCAGGCCCAGCCGGGCACACTCGGCGTAGTTGCGGGCGAAATAGGGGTCGAGGTAGGGCTTACCGCCCTTGCTGCCCAGCACCCGCAGCATCACGCCGGAGACAAGGCCGCTGGCCTTGACTTTGTCCCAGTCAATGCGGCCCTGCCAGCGGGAAACATCCATGATTTCAGCCATAGCGTCCTCCTTACTGTGTGATTTCCTCAAAGCCGCTCTTGATAAGAATCGCCTTGACCTTCTCCTTCAGCAAGCGGGGGCAGCGCTCATACAGAGCCTTTGCCTCCTCCACGGTCTCAGCAGACATAATCTCCTGTGCCCATAACATAGCCATCATAAGTACCATCCTTTCGATTTTTTGTGTGATTTTACGCATAGACAGTCTCGCTCATTTCCAGCAAGCACTGCTTCAGCATTTCGTTTTCGTTTTTCAGGGCTTCCAGCGTCTCCGGCAGCTTGTCCAGTACCTCCTGCCGCTGCTGGGCTTCCCTATGGGCCTTTTCCTGTGCGGCCAGCTCTTCAGCGGTCGGCGGCTGTGGCACTTCTCCGTATTCGTACACCTCGTATTCCGCACCGCATAACCGGATACCCCAGTAAGCTTCCCCGGGCTGCGCACTTTGGTTGTGTGCGTTCACCGCAGCCTCGATCTCGCTGTAATCTGCCGGGGTGCCGTCAGTCTCGGTCGGTACCGTGTACCCGGGACGGATCGTTGCTTCTTCCATTTTGAACTCTCCTTTCCGGGTGCTCAGAAAATATAGTTAAGCTCCGCGAAGAACTTGACCGTTGTCACCAGCGTGTTCAGCGGCAGCACGATGCAGGGGCGCAGACCGTGCGAGTCCTCTCTGTGGCCGCCTGCACTGGAAAAACTACCATCCTTATAGAACGTATACATATAGTTTCCGTTATTGGTTCGCTTGGAGCGGGTCCAGTATACATCATCCGCTTTTCGCTTTTCGGTGGCAGCAGTCGTATAGTCGAAGTAGTCCAGCTTTGCGCCCTCTTGTGCCATCAGGCCATCTATGCCCTGCCAGGTGTATACACCCATCTCGACCGCGGAAAGCAGAAAGCACTTTCTCGAAAGTCCGTTCGAGCCGGAGGAAACCTTGGCCGAACTGTAATCAGCCTGTTTCACGTAGGGCAGATGCACGGTCATCAGGCGGTTTGCCACACTGGACGTGATATTTCCGCCCGGGTAGTTGACGCACCAGTTGTCCAGTGCCCATCCTTCGTAGCCGTAGATGTAATTGTTACTGATAGAAGTAGATGCCGCAATGTTTGTTCTCCAGAGCCATGCACCGTTGGCCGTGCTGTCGTACAACCCGCCGCCCGGAACGCCCTTATGGATCAGCTTATACCAGTAGGTCTTGTTGCCGCTTGGGTCTGAGATGCCAAATTCAGTCCCCAATGCAAAGGAACTGATGGGATTGCCGCCGTCATAGAACTTCTTGGCTACGCCGTCCACGCCGATATAGCCCTTGTGCACCTGCCTTGCGGTACCGCCCACGCCGATGTAGATCTTGGAGACCGATTTGGCACTTCCGCCGATTCCGGTATAAATCGCCATGTTCTCTCCTCCTTATACGTACACCAGCAGGATAGAGCCGGTTGCAAGGCTGCTTCCCGCACCGGGGTCACTGGTTTGGGATGTGATGTTGGTGACCCCGAGCCAGCTTTTCAGCACATCCTTGGAAACATCTTTGATCTTCGTACCGTCATCCGTATAACCGGCAATGTGCGTCAGATTCGACGTATTAAGGCCGTCGCCCTCATAGCCGACTTGGATTGTTCTGGATGAACTATTATAGTCGGTTATGCCGGTTGTTTTTGTGGAGGTCTCTGCATTACCATCCAGCGAACCAATGAATTTTTTGGCCCTGACATTTGCAAAAGCGCCGCTTCCTCGACCGTCATTAAACCGATACTCATCAATGGTGTTGTCTCGGTATCCCCAGTAGACTGTGTTGTTTTCTGGAATGCCAACAAAATTCACTTCATTCTTGTTCTCGAACTCCAATTTCGAGTGGTTATGCGCACTCGGTGGAAACGTCTCCGGCTTATCCGTCACGGAATTCCAGTCGGTCTTGATGCTCTTGAACTTGTCGCCCACGGTCTTTGCGTCTGCCGGTGCATCGGGCACGGACAGGGTCTTATCCGTGCCTGCCCGTGTCCCGGCAAGCGCTGCGGCATCCTCTGCGGCCTTCTGCGCCTTTTCTGCTGCCTGACGGCTGGTGGATGCCTCACCCGCACTGGTGGATGCCTCCCCGGCCTTGGTGGCGGCGGTGGACGCGCTCCCCGCAGCGGCGGTGGCCTGCTGGGCGGCAGTGTTTGCCGCAGCGGTGGCCGTCCTGGTGGAGGCCGCCACGTCGTTCAAGGCTGTGGTGCGGGCCCGTGTGATGTCCTGCAAGGCGGTGGTGTGCTCCGTCTCCGTGTCCTGCAGGGCCCGCTTGGCGGCGGTCTCACTGGTCTTGGCGTTCTTCTCGCTGGCGGCGGACTTGGTCTCGCTGCTCTTGGCTGCGTCAGCGCTGGCTTTGGCGTTTGTCTCACTCGTCTTTGCCGCATTCTCACTGGCCTTGGCATTGGTCTCCGACGTTTTTGCGTTGGTCTCGCTGGTCTTGGCTCTTACCGCACTCGCTTCGGCCTCCTTGGCCTTTGTGGTGCAGGTGGCCACACTTGAATCCATGCTGTCAGCACTTGCCTTCGCCTTGTCCGCGCTGGCTTTCGCGTTGGTTTCGGATGTTTTTGCGTTTGTCTCGCTGGTCTTGGCCGCGTTCATGCTCTCCAGCGCCTGCTTGGCGTACTTCGTCACCTCGGCCACGAACTGTTCATAGATGCTCGGCGTAATGTTCTCGGTGGTCGTGTCGGTGTCGATGGTGTCATAGCAGGTGTACTTGCCGGGCTTGGTCATGGCAATGTAGCCGCTGTCGTTGATGGCCAGCAGCATCCAGGTGCCCTCTTTTTCCAGTGTCCACCGCCGGTCTACCAGTGCGCTGTTGTTCTCGTCCAGGATCTGCGGGTCCGGCAGGGTGCCGCTCAGCCGCTTCACATGCAGCGAGATGGTGCACGCCTTCCACTCCTCCGGCACTTCAAAGTGCAGCCGGTCCACCTTGGCGCTCCGCACACCGCCCAGATACAGCGTCTCAATGTTTGCCCGGAACGTCGAACCGTTGTCCTGCAGCTTTCTGATCTTGATATCCAGTTGGCTCACAGTTTCACTCCCTTCCTGCCCCTATCCTATCACGCCCCGCCGGGTGCAACTACCCCGGACATACAAAAAAAAGGGAGACCGTTCGGGGTGAACGGTCTCCCTTTCTTCTAAGCAGGGCTCCCCCAAAAAGAGCAGCAACGTGAACTTGGCTCCCCTACTAGGGGAGCTGTCACGCAAAGCGTGACTGAGAGGTTCACCTCACCCCTGCCCACTCATCCTTGCTGTTTTTTGCCTGTTCCTCCTTCTTTGCCGCGTCCTTCACCCACTGGGCAAAGTTCTTTTCCTCATACATAGCCGTCCCGTCCTCTTTGGTCAGGCTCGTCAGCAGCTTCTCCAGCTTCTCCCGGTCGTGGTCGTTGCCCGCCAGATACTCTTCCTTCACCGCCGCCGTGATCTTCGTCTTGATGCTGCCGTCCTCCTTGCCCGCCGTCCGCAGCCGCCGGATCTCATCCTGCACGTCGCTGGTCCTGCCGGTGTCCACCGCTTCAGTCAGGTCATCGTACACGCTGCCCTCGGTGCCGCCCTTGTACAGCTCCTCGGCCTTGCTTTCAATGGCTTCGGTCACAAGGTCGATCACCCATGTCCGCTTTTCCGCGTCAGCTTTCACACCCTCCCGGATGCCCAGGGTCTCGTACATTTCCCGCACAAGCTGCTTTGTCAGCTCCTGGCGCTGGCTGTCTTTTCCCTCGTTCCGGGCCTGTGCAGCCTGCTCCACCTCCGGGCTGTATTTCTTCAGCCGGTTCTTCAGCTGGCTGGCAATGGTCTTTTCGTCCTTGCCCATGGCTTCCAGCTTCGCCATAGCACCGCTGGCGTTGTCCGTGTCCCCCTCGGCAATGGCGTTGTACAGCCGGTCATACTGCCCGGTGGCGCTCGTCGGGGTCGAGCTGAACGAAAAGCCGCTTCCGCTTGCAATGCCTCGTGCATCTTCCACATAGGCATCAAAGGCATCCAGCATTTTCCGGGCGTTCCCCATAGGCACACCCGCAATTTCAAACCCGTACTGCATCAGGTTAACGCCTGCCTTTCGCAGTTTCTGGTGATACGCTTCCAGCTGTTCCTCCGTCATGTCACCGGTGTCCTGCCGGACAAGGCTGGAAAACTTCGTTACTGCTGCAAAAAGATTATTCACAGCGCTGATGTTGGTTGCACTCACCACATCGTAATCCGTACCGTTCACTGCATTTCCCACAGCGCTGTACAGCTCGCTGCCATACAGGAAGTTGCCCGCAAAGCTTTCCGTGTACAGATTCAGGAATCGCTTACTCACGCTGGCTGCGGTCACATCTCCGTTCTCGTCCTGCTCTCTGTCCCACCGGTGCAGCAGGAAGTCCGCACCGATCTTCATCAGTGCAAACACAGCAGTCTGGGTGATCTGGCTCACAATGGCCCGGTTCAGGTTCTTTCCGGCCCGCTTCACTTCTTCTGCTGTCTCGCTGCTGTGTGCAGCCTTGTCCCGTGCCTTCTGGGCGTTGTAGTCCATCACCGCATCGGCCAGGATGCCGTAGTTCTGGAAACGCTGGGTCGTGAACATGGTCAGGGTCTTGGTCATTTGATCCGGATTTCGCTGGATTCCCGCCCGCTGCATGGTGGTGTAGTTGGGCTGGGTCTCCTCAATGACCCGCTGATACATCTTGTTCACGGCTTCCCAGTAGGCTTCGCTTCCTTTCGTGGCTGCACCCTCTGCAAACTCATTGGTATGGTGCTCCACATACCGCTTGGAGCCTTCCCACAGTGCCGCCACCGTGATCTCGTCCATGCTGTTGATCCAGCCGGTCACCCACTTTGGCAGCTTGTCCATGGCCTTTTCTGCCGCGCCCTGGCTCACGCCAATGCTGGCAAGCTCACCGCGCTGGCTTCCCCGCAGTCGGTATCGCAGCAGCACATCCCCGTGCTGGGCAATTTCCTGTTCCAGCGCTGCCCGCTGCTTGCCGGAGAGGTTCTTCACAAACGGCACCACCGCCGCCATGGTATCCGCACCCAGTACCGCGCCCGCCGTGGGCAGAGATGCCGCCTGCGCAATGGCCACACCAGGGTTCAGCGTCAGGATCGCGCCCGCATAGTTGCCGCGCAACCTGTCCAGCACTTTGGTCATTGTGGTCGAGCGCTTTCTTTGCGTGGTCTGCAGGTCGGTCAGCAGGTCATCGATGTAGTTCGTCGCGCTCTGGCCCCACTGCTCTTTCAGGATACCATTTTTCAGCATCTTGATGCCGTCCTCGGTCTCAATGCCACTGTTCAGCACCTTCTGCACATCCCGGATGGGTGCCGCCAGTCCGGCGTAGGCTGCCGTGTCCCGCAAACTCCGCTGCACCACGCTGCTGCACTCCTCCAGCAGGATGGGCATCTGGCTCTTGACACGGTTCTTCAGGAAGCCCCGGCCCTCAATGGTGGCATCCAGTTTCACGCCCTCGATCTGGGTTGCCAGCGCCGTCTTGTCCACCGCAATGGGGTAATAGTTTTTCACGGTGGCCCGCTGGTAACCCAGCAGCTTCATGCTTGTCTCGTTGATCAGATTCGTGGTGTAGCTGCCGAAGAAATTCTTCATGTCCTCGCACCAGGCCCGGTCGTAGTCGGTCATGGCCTTCTCCACGGCCTGGATCACGGTGTCGGCCATGGGGTTTCCCGCGCTGTCCGTCAGCATCCCGATCTTCACGGTCTGGCCCTTCTGGTAAGCCTTCTCAATGTCGCCCTTGTTGTACTCCTCCGCATCCGGGATCGTCAGGCCACCGTTCAGCAGGTGCTCCCGGCTGTCGGCGTTCTGCAGGTGCATGTACAGGCTGCACAGCTGGGCGTGGGTCAACGGTGCAGCCCGACCCTTGCTGTCCTTCAGGCCAATGTCCACCAGCTCCGCGCCCGGACCGGCGAATTTTTCCATCTGTCTCAGGTTCGCCTTGCCCGTCACATTGTCAAAGAGCTTCGTTCCCTCCACAGTGATCCGGGTCTGTTCCCGCTGGCCGTCATTCAGCATGGTGCCCAGCTTCTCCATCTGGCTGTTCTTTGCGTAGCCGCCCAGCATCCGGAACACACGGCCAGCCCCCAGCATGTCCAGGTTGTACCTGGTCAGGGCGCTCCGCAGCTTTCCATCGTTGCCCTTGCTCTGGCGCACCTCTGCAGCCGCCTCATTGGCGATCTTGTCCACCGCTTCGGCTTTCTGCAAGCTCAGGGTCTTGTTTGCCGTCCGGATCACATGCAGTGTGCTGGTGGTAATGGCCTTCAGCATCCGCATCTGGTCCACCGTCATGGGCAGATAGGTGCGGTTCTCGGTCTCCCGGATCCGCTTTCTCAGCCGGTCGCGCAGCATCTCGGCCTTTTCGCTGTCCGGCAGTGCCTCGGCCTCTGTCAGCTGCTGGTTCAGCCGGTCAAGCTGGGCCTGCTTGCTGGCATTCAGGTCAGCCTGCAGCGCGTCAATGAGCTCCGGCACCTTGCTCAGCTTCCAGTCCTCGCTGATGCCGTTGGAGCTGTTCTCGGCTCCCATCGACTGCATGATACTGGTGCGCATGGCCGTCAGCCGGGCCACGGCGTGGTCGTTCAGCAGGGTCATATCCGCCAGCTTTGCCACCTCTGCCGCCTGCTGGATCAGGTGGGGCTGCACATACCGGTCCTTGCTGGGCCGCAGGATCATCTGGTTCAGCTGGGCAGCATTGGCCCGGA